TTATGGAATGTCTTATGGTGGAGGAAGAGCAGAGGGTAGTACTCAAAAAGGTGCGTTAGTAAAAGCTCATGGAATGATTAAAAATGATGATTTAAGAGATGATGCTTTAATAACTTTAGTTAAAGATAGTCTAGGTACTGCGTTAATGAAATCTAAACAAGGGTGTTCAGCTTATATATGTTTTACTTGGAGAACTTATAGTGAATTTTACAAAGCTATAAGCGATGCTGGTTATAAAATAAAAAACTGTGTAGTCTGGGATAAAAAGTCTATTGGTTTAGGTCAAAGTCATTATAGACCACAACATGAATTTATATTTTATTGTGGAGAACAATGGTATGGAGATAAATCTCAATCTGATATATGGCAGATGAGTAGAGGTGCAACTTCTAAATATGTACACCCAACACAAAAGCCTGTTGAGTTAGTTTGTAAAGCATTAGAAAACTCTAGTAAAAACGAAGATATAATTATAGATTGTTTTGGGGGATCAGGAAGCACTATAATAGCTTGTGAAAAATTAAATAGAAAAGCAAGAATTATGGAGTTAGACCCTAAATATTGTGATGTTATAGTTAAAAGATGGGAGAACTTTACAGGTAAAAAGGCAGAACTTGAAAATGGA